AAAGGAGAGATTCGGTATGGACATCTTGAGCAGCTCCTGAGAGTAAAAAAGGATAAAGAAAGGCTAATGGAGCTTTTTGAGGATATACTGGACCGTTTTGACGGACCCATGACTGTACAGAAATTAAAATCAGAGATAGACAGCGAAGCTATTACTCTTGATAAAGCCTTTTTCTCTGATTTTAAAAACTCTTGTTGTTTTAAATGTGGCAAAAACTCTGATGTACAGAAAAGTCTTTTTGATATCAGCATGGATAAAACAATGTGTCTTGATCCGAAATGTTTCAGAAAGAACCAAACCGATTGGCTTAAAAACAACTGGCCTGAAGCAAGAAAAAAACTCAATGTTGCAACGAATGGATTTGTTCTTAATAACGATTTTAATTTTTCCGGATCCAATACATTTACGGGTGACAAAACACCGGTTGACTGTAAGAAATGTGATAACTTTGTTTCCCTGCTTTGGGATGATTACACGGTTAACAGAAAAAGGGTTTGTACAGGCGATAAAACCTGTTTTAAGAAAACAACTGTTTCCGACAAAAACAAGTCAGTTGATAAGTCTGATCTATCCGGATCCGGGAAGGAAAGCACCGGGCCCCGGGTAGCATGGCATGGAGAGTATTTCAGGGAGGAGTTTTATAAGACAGCTATTCCAGAGAATTGGCCGCAATTACCGGACAATCTTTTTCGATTTAAAATGCTGTTATTATCACTTCTGAAAAGCAATCGAAGCCTCCAGGAATGGTTCGCTAAAACGCATAAAATACGTTTTAATTATGGTTTTATTAGTACTGCGCAATTGTTAAAACCTATTAATGATATGTCAGAAGAACAACTACTCGAGACGGTACGTGATGCTGCCAGAGAGGTTGTTATGCAAAGTGATTTTGGTGCTAAGGACAGAAGAACTGTAGCTGAGTATATTGGCATTGATTTAAAAATACAGTGGAGAATTACTGAAGAATACCTGCAGAAGAAAACCATAAAGGAAATCTTATCGATGGGTAAGAAGTTTTTAATATTTGAGGATAAAAAAGCGCAGGATTACTTATATGAGATCCTTGGCAAAAAGCGTGGCAGTTTTGACACATGTAAAAAGGCTGAATTGATCAAAGTGTTTATTGAGTCAGGAGTTGATCTTGCCGGCAAAGTCCCAGATGAGATATTGAATAAGTAAACGGTTAGATTGAGGAGGATTATGAATGATTAAAGCAGGGTTTACAGTAATAATTGGCAATATATCTCATGACCTTCACCAAGCGATAACTGAACAAGCAAAGCAGAATTTAGATAATCTAATTTATAAAGTTGATCTTCAGGAACGTCTGGCAACAATTGACCTCGCGAAGGATAAAGATGGGGTATGGAGGTTATGAAGTTTATTACCAAGAAAAGGATGAGTTCTGCTCTGTCATACTTTCTTATAATATTTTCATGTCTTGTCGGCTCACACATAGGCAGCACTATTCATGATCAGGATCCAAAAGAAGCAGATGAATTGGATTCAGGTGTTTGTGTCACATCAAAACAGTTTAAGGGCATAATAGTATCGAGGATAATTAAACAGCAAAAAGATGGGCGCGAATGGTGTTTTGTTTATACTAAAGACAAGACTGAACAGATCTGGGTTGATGAATTAACAAGCATCCCCTGTTCTCAGATACTAAAAGACTTCCCATTAGAAAGAAAGATAGCCTTAGCCGACTGGATAGACGGCCAAGGAGAAAACCCAATGCTTGTAGACAGTATAAAATGAAGATGCCATGTGGAAAATATAAAGGTCAAGATATTGAAGGGCTCCCATTGGATTATCTGTTATGGGTAGCAGAGAACTGGAAAGAAGATACAGAACAAAATAAAAGAATCTGTGAAGAAGCAGATAAAGAGTGGCAGTGGCGTGAGAAGAATAATTATCATTCATAGGAAAACAGATGACATACATTGATAACAAAACAGGCATGATGAAATTGACAAATGGAAACACGAGGAAAGGTTGAACTGATGAAGGAGAACACATTACCTGAAGTATTTTATTTGATCATCCCTTTGATGATAGCTGTTAGACCAGCTCTTTCGGGTTGTTTTTTTATTTCTTCAGCACCCCCAACCCCACTTAAAAATAAAACAGGTCAATGGTCAACTTGCCTCAAATATTATTATGGGTCCTTCCTGGAGGGTCGTTATGTAAGGGTCATGCCAGCCCGGTCATCGGCTGCGATTAAAGTTTGAAATCTAATGGAAAATGGAATGGGGATTTAGAAGACAATGAATGATGAGCAGGGCAAGAACAGTCTTGAGGAGATCCGGAAGAAAGTCGAGGCTCGAGCAGAAGAGGAGGCGCGCCAGTTTCCTACTAAAGAAGATGATAATGGAATAACTTCAAAATTTATCAGGCAATGTCTTTATGCAAACGAACTGGGAGATGGGATGTTGTATACCGCCATTCATAAAGACAAATTTTTATATGTCAATAATACTGATGAATGGCTTTCCTGGGCTGGCCATCACTGGCAGCGTGACATACAGAAGGAATCATTAATAGCTGTTGAGGATGTTGCTAAAATTTATGCCAATGAATCCTTACATATGAATGGTTCGGAGGGTAAAGAGACTATAAATTATCTTGATAAAAGAGTCAGAAAACTGCGCGGGGTAAATGGCCGGAACAACTGTCTAACTTTTGCTCATACACACAATAACAACATGTCAATACTGGGTGACGAAATAGACGTTCAGCCATGGCTTTTCCCATGTAAAAATGGAGTTATTGATCTTAGGACTGGTGGATTGAGATCAGGGAAGGCGGAGGATTTTCTTTTGAGAGCATGTCCAACTGAATGGAATGGTATTGATGCGCCGGCGCCGCTCTGGTGTAAATTTTTAATGCAAGTGTTTGAAGAAAAACAGCAGCTTTATGATTATTTACAACGGCTATTAGGTTATGGATTATTAGGAATGAATATTGAGCATATTTTTCCAATTTTAACCGGCCAAGGAAGGAATGGTAAAGGTACTATTATTGAGACGCTAATGTCTGTACTTGGATCCCTTGCCGGTCCTATCCAGGCAACAATGCTTCTTGATCAGGGCGCTGTTAAAAATTCTTCCGGGCCAAGCCCAGATATTATGTCACTCAAGGGGTTGCGCCTGGCTTTTGCCTCAGAAACTGATGAAGGCCGCCGGATATCCCCATCCAGAGTGAAATGGTTAACAGGTGGGGACACCCTTGTGGGTCGATATCCGCATGATAAGCACGAAACAACATTTACTCCAACTCATACATTATTCCTTCTCACTAATCATATACCTCACGCTCCATCAGACGATTTTGCTTTTTGGGAACGAGCTCATATTGTTCCGTTCAACCTCTCATTTGTCGATCGTGATCCACGGGCTGAAAACGAAAGGCCAATGGACAAGTCTATTCCTGAAAAACTTAAGGCGGAGGCCCCCGGGATTCTCGCATGGCTTGTTAAAGGCTGTCTCCTCTGGCAGGAACGTGGGCTGGATCCTCCAATGCTTGTTAAAGAAACCACAGCTGAAAAGCAGCGCGAGGAAGATTTAATCGCCGATTTTATTGATCAATGCTGTGAGCCTGGTGAAAATTACAAAGTTCTGGCAACAGAGCTTTTTGACTCATATAAGGACTGGTATGCGAATAATGTCAGCAAGAAAGGCATACCTTCACAAAAGCGTTTTGGTAATGCTATGACAAAAAAACGCTTTAAGAAAGATAAAAAGCCGGGAGTTTATCAGTATTATGGCCTGCAACTAATTTAATAAAGATCAGATATTTATATTAAAGGTCAAGATGAAATTAAAGTAATTTCAAAACAATACAAGAATAACCTGACCATAAGACCTTTAATGGGAATATCTCTTATATATAAATACTATTTATATATTATTTTTATACTAATTAAAGGTCTTATAGGGAAATAATAAAATAAATATAAGTAAATACTTAATAAAAAACCTGACGATGATCTTTGACCTTTAAAACAAAGGTCAGATATAAAAAATGAATAATGTATTGGACTTAATTAGTGAGAAAGGAATATCCCCCAGGAAGGTATCATCTACCAATGGCGGAGAATATGCCTCTTCATGCCCAGATTGCGGAGGAAAAGACCGTTTTAGAATATGGCCTGAGCAGAAAGGGGGGAGTGGATTATGGTGGTGTCGCCAGTGTGGAAAACACGGCGATAATATTCAGTTTCTTGTCGAGTTTTGCGGTATGGATTTTAAAGCAGCTTGTAAATATCTGGGAATAGAAAAACCCGAAAGCCTTCAGCCATTAAGCGTTAAGACAAATAAAGAATCCTGGAGCCCAGCGCCGGCAATATCTCCGGCTGAGAAGTGGAAGACAAAAGCAGGAAAGTTTGCTGAATGGGCACATGAGCAGCTGTTAAATAACAAAGAACAGCTTTTCTGGCTGGCAGCCAGAGGTATTAATATTGATTCGGTTAAAAAGTTTTTTCTTGGCTGGAACCCTGATGATTTTTACAGGCCGCGTGAGGCGTGGGGACTTTCGATAATAAAAAATGAAAAAACCGGAAAAGACAAAAAGTTGTGGATCCCGGCAGGGCTTGTAATACCAATGCAGAATAATGAGAACATAGAGCGTTTAAGGATCAGAAAGGTTGATAAAAAAACAGTTCCCTATTTTATCGTTCCTGGCTCATCAACAATTCCAATACTGATTCATAACCAGAGCAAGAGAGTTGCCTGTGTTGTTGTTGAATCTGAACTTGACGGAATGCTTATTGCTCAGGAGGCCGGTGATCTGGTTTGTGTGATTGCTGTCGGAAACACAACAGTTCGACCCAGTGCTTTGCAATATAAATTTATGAAGCAAGCTTCATGTATCCTCGTTTCAATGGACTTCGACGGCAAGCCCGGAGCAGTAGCAAGCCACTGGTGGTTAAAACAATTCAACCAGGCTATACGATGGCCGGTATTAAAAGGAAAGGATCCGGGTGAGGCATTTAAAGAAGGTATTAATATCAGAGAGTGGATACTTGCGGGATTGCCGCCGGCGTGGACTATAGGAGGATATGGACAGAAAAACTCAAAAATGGAGAGGGAGGATTATGTCCAAGAGGTTGAAGAGCTTTATAATTTGTTGCTGAAATATCCTGTTAAAATTATTTGCAATGAATATATAGACTTTAAATGGCCGGATTGTAAAAAAGAAGATAAAGTTCCGGCAGAAAGACTAATAGAGCTTATTTTTTATAATGGAGATGTTACCCGGTTTTTAAAAGGGCATCCGGACGAGGTGATAACAAAAGAAAATTATTTTTATTAATAAGAAATCCATGACTGACAGATTTGAAAAGCTATTAGAAATTGCTACAGAGCAGGAGCAGATCGAGCTAAAGGTCCTCCATAATGCACTTATTGAGACCGTGAAGGCATATAAAAGCAACCCCTCGGCTTCTAACAAGAAGAACTGGGATGCAGCGCGAATCGGCCTTGATGAAATTATTGAACGATACTGGTCTAAATATTTCCAGGAAGAACCTGCTTTTAAAGACAGGTCTGAGGCTGTCAAATACCTCCAGGAGCAGGGTTATAAGGTTAAAAAGAGCAAGGTTTATGCTGACGCAAAGAAAGGGCTTTTAAGGGTCCAGCATGATGGAAGGGTTCTTAAGGTTGACCTGAAAGCATATGCAATAAGCACTCTTGATAAAGTTAATAAACAAGATGAGGCCCTGGCAGAGCAGCGAACAGTTACAAAAGTTGAAAAACAAATTGAAAAAACAGACGCACAGATTGACAGGCTCAGGTTTGATCTTGAAAGAGAGATGGGGAAATACATCCCTAAAGGTGATTTTGAAATGGAAATTGCGGCCAGGGCAGCAGTGCTTGATATAGGTATCCGCCACTGGATACAGTCTTTTGTAGAGGAGTTGATCTATATTTGCGGAGGAGATCCTAAAGCAGCCGGCGAAATCATTGAAAAGGGGAATGAAACCCTTGATAAGCTGATGAATGATTTTGCCAGCACAAAAAAGTTTCAGGTGATTATATTAGGCGATGAATCAGGCAGTTAAAATAATAACAGTAATAAATCCGAAGTGGCTTTCGGAAGGGCTGAGACAAAGGCTTATAAAAGAGGGAAAGCTTGTATATACCCTTCATTTGTCAAAGGCTGAACGCAAAACAATGCGTAAGAGAAAGCCTATCCCGGTCAGTAAATGGGCTGAGGAGCATCGTGTTTTAACTATGTCAAGCCTCCCGGGACCATGGCACAACAGTGTTACTCCTTACCTTACAGACATTATGGACGCGTCCGGTTTAGAATTTGTTGACACAATTATTCTCTGTAAAGCTCCCCAGGGAGGAGGAAGCGAAGCAGCTCATAATTTTATCGGCAGCAGAATAGATCTTGCTCCGGGTCCTGTTTTATATGTTTATCCGGATGAAAATACAGCGCGGGAAAATTCAAAAGACCGTATTCTTCCCATGATACAATCAAGCCCTCGGCTTCGGTCATATTTAACAGGGGTTCAGGATGACGCATCATCACTTAGAATAAATCTCAGACACATGCCTATATACCTTGCCTGGGCAAGTTCTGCTTCCAGGCTTGCGAACAAGCCTATAAGGTATTTAATAGAGGATGAGATTGACAAATATCCGGACACTTCCGGGAAACGAGAAGCGGATCCACAGAGCCTCGGTGAAAAAAGAACTACTACCTATAAATGGAACCGCAAAATATGGAAAATATCAACAACAACTATTGAGTCCGGCAACATCTGGGTTGCTCTTAATCATGAAGCAAGGGAAATATTTGATTTTATGGTGTGCTGTCCTGACTGTGGGCAGTATCAGATTATGGATTTTGACCACATAAAGTGGCCTGAAAATGAAAGGGACTTTAAAAAAATTGAGGATGAATATCTTGCCTGGTATGAATGCCGGCACTGTGGAAGCTCCTGGGGAGATGCAAAAAAAAATATGGCTGTTCGCATGGGACACTGGCACAGCAGAAAAACTGATATGGAGCTTATGGAATGTCTGAATAAACACCGGTTTACAAAAATAGGCTTTCATATGCCGGCATGGATATATCCATTTGTGAGTCTTTCAGAAACAGCGGCCGCATATTTGAAAGGCCAGAAAAAATATAATCCTGCAAACTGGAAATCATGTCTTAAAGACTTTATGAACAACTATAAGGCAGAGCCCTGGGTTGACTATCATCAGGAACGAAGCGAAGCCAGGATACTTGCTCTTTGTGATGACAGACCCGCCGGGATAGTGCCGGCAGGTGGAGTAGTGGCAGGGCTTACGGCAGCGGTTGATACACAGGATGATGGGTTCTGGTATGAGATTCGGGCCCATGGATGGGGGCTTACACAGGAAAGTTGGGGGGTTCGTGAGGGGTATTTGCCAAGCTTTGAATCGGTTGTTAAGGTGCTATGGGAAGATGTCTATAAAGACGCGAATGGAAACGAATATATTATTTTACTGACGATACAGGACGCTATGGGACACAGAACATCAGATGTGTATGATTTCTGCAGGTTGAGAGGAGGGATATTGCCTTTTCAGGGAGTTGACCGGCTCACGGCTCCATATGCATACACCAACATCGAATATTATCCTGGCACAAAAAAACCTATTCCGGGCGGGATCCGTTTGCTTCGGGCAAATGTAAATTACTATAAGGATAAACTATCAGGGCTTCTGCAGGTTGCGCCAGGGGATCCCGGAGCATGGCATTACCACTCTGAACTGTCTGAGGCCTGGGCAAAGCATATGACTGTTGAATATGTCGACGAGAAGGGGCTCTGGCAGTGTCCTGAAGGTAAAGCAAATCACGGATGGGACTGTTCGGTGCTTAACCTGGTGGCTGCGGACGTTCTGGGTATCAAACACTGGAGAAAGCCGGAAGAAGCTGAAGGGGTAAAACAAAAAAATATTGAACAGGCCAATAAAAATCAACTTAAAAGAAAGGAATCAAGATGGTAGAGAAAAAAGAAGAGATAATAAAATTACTGGGCATGAAAGAGATCTGTATTTACCTTGGCCGCAGCGAGTCTACTGTTTTGAAATTAATACGTGAGGAGGATTTTCCTGCAAAGAAAGTCGATGAGGAGTGGGTTGCTCATTCTGATGCGATAGAAGCCTGGAAGGTCAGAAACAGTTATGAAGGGCAAAAGGCAACTTATGAGACGAAACTAAAAAGGATTCAAAATAAAAGGAGGGCATGATGGCTGGAGCAGAAGTCCGTGAAAAAAACACTGTCCTGCAGGGGATGAAAGAAATCTGTGATTATATAAGACGATCAGAGGCGACTGTTTTGAAATTAATCAGAGAAGAAGATTTTCCTGCCAGAAAAATATGTGGACAGTGGGAATCAGATAAAGAAGCGATAACAATGTGGAGAAAAGATAAGATTTATGTAAACGGAAGATAATCAAGAGCATTTTAGGTCTATTTTATATTTAAACTTAGCATTAAAAAACAATAATTTAAAATATATTTAAATAAACTGATTAATACTATTTGTTTTTATTATTAAAATTACCTGTCAACCATAAAAATGCCCTGTTTACCCGCATATACCCGCATATAAGCCCTGTTTACCCGCATATACCCGCATATACCAAATCAGCCAAAATCAAGTCCTATAATAGTA